AGGGGAGACACCCCACATGACCACAGGGCGCAAATATGAGCGTGTTGCGGCAGACGAGGTTATCCATGGGTTCCTGCCCACACGGGCGCATCAGCATTGGGGTATCCCGTGGATGCACTCAGCAATGCGTAGAATGAACGACCTTGAGGGGTTCCAAGAGGCTGCGGTGGTGGCTGCCCGTGTCGGAGGATCAAAGATGGGGTTTTTCACATCGCAAACGGGTTCAATGTATGAGGGCGATGATGCGGACGGGTTAGGGAACACTATCACATCCGCAGAACCCGGCACATTCGACCATCTCCCAGCAGGTATGCAGTTGCAAAGCTATGACCCCGACTACCCACACCAGAACTATGCTGCTTTCGTTAAGTGTGCATTGCAGGAGGTGGCTTCTGGTCTGGGCGTATCCTATGTTAGCCTTGCGAGTGATCTTGAGGGCGTGAGTTTTTCTTCGATCCGGTCAGGGATGATTGAAGAACAGGCGCATTGGAAAATATTACAGAACTGGTTGATTGACAGCCTATGCCAGCCGATCTTTGAAAAATGGTTGGAATATATGCTAATCACTAACCAGATTGACCTGCCTGTTGCGAAATTTGATAAGTTTAATGCAGCTAATTGGCAGCCGGTAACATGGAAGCACGTTGACCCCTTAAAAGAGGTTAATGCCGACATTAAGGCTGTTCAAGCAGGGTTTAAGACCCACAAGCAGGTTGTCGCTGAGAATGGTGGCGATATTGACGAGATGTGGGCAGAGTTGCAGCGTGAGAAAGAGATGGCTGAGCATTTAGGGCTGTCGCTACAAACCGTAATAACCGAGGAGACAGAAAATGAAGGCTAAGACTTTTTACAGGGCCATGGATATAGACCGGGCGATTGACGAGGAGACCCGAACAGTACAGTTGGCGTTTTCTTCTGAAGCCCCGGTTGAGCGTTACTTTGGGCATGAGGTGTTAGACCATGCCCCGGAAAGCGTGGATTTGTCACGCATGACTAACAAGGCGGCAGTCCTTGTTGACCACGACCCAACCGATCCCGTGGGTGTTGTTGAACAGGTTGAGGTAGGCAGTGACCGTGTTGGTCGTGCTATCGTTAGGTTTGGTAAATCGAAACGAGCCACCGAAATCTTTGACGACATCGTTGACGGTATCCGTTCTGGAATCTCTGTTGGTTACAGAATCCACGAAATGGAGACGGAGGGCGAGGTTGACGATAAGGGACTGAGTACATATAGGGCTACGAACTGGCAACCTTATGAGGTTTCCGTTGTATCCGTCCCGGCTGATATAGCCGTGGGGGTTGGGCGTAGCGAAGATGACGAAGAATACGAAATCACAATACGAGGTGGTCAGATGGAGAAACAGGAAAAGATTGAAGTAGTAGAGCCTGACATGGTTGCTATCCGCAAAGACGCAATCAAAGACGAGCGGAAGCGACAGGGCGAAATTCGGGCTATTGCAGAGCGGCATGGGGCTTTAAGCGAACTTGCTGAAGATTATATTAAAGACGGTAAATCCGTAGAGGAGTTTAGGACTGTGGCACTCGACAAAATTGACACTACCCCGGTTCAGGTTTCTGCCGACATCGGCATGACCGAGAAAGAAACCCGTAGCTATTCGCTACATCGACTAATCAGCGCATTGGCGAACCCGACTGATGCAAAAGCACAGAAAGAAGCCGGTTTCGAGTTTGAGGCTTCCCGTGCAGTAGAGAGTCGGCTTGGCAAACACGCCAGAGGCGCATTTATCCCGGACGAAGTGCAGAAGCGTGACCTGACCCTTGCTGGTGACGGCTCGAATCTGCGGCCCGACAACCTGGACACCGCTAACTTTATTGAGTTCCTTGATAACAATATGGTAACGGTAGGTGCTGGCGCAACTGTTATGCGTGACCTGGTAGGAACCATGGCTATCCCACGCAGGGATGCGGCAATCACAGCGTCATGGGTGGCTGAGGCCGGTTCTGCTGAAGTGACTCCGAGTTACGATCAGGTAACTATGACCGCCAAGACCGTGACCGCTTACACCGACATTACCCGTCAGTTGCTTAATCAGAGTTCAATGAATGTTGAGAACCTGATCAAGACCGAGCTTATGGGTTCTGTGGCACTTGCCCTTGACCTTGCAGCCCTTGCCGGAACTGGTGCTTCTAATCAACCTACTGGTATTTGTGCAACTTCTGGCGTAAATGCTGAGGTTCTGAACGCAGCGGATACCCCGAATTGGGCTGATGTTGTTAATATGGAAAAAGCGGTAATGGAAGATAACGCATTGATGGGCAACTTGTCCTATATCGCACATCCGACCATTGCGGGCAACATGAAAGCCACAGCCAAAGACGCTGGCTCCGGCTTGATGTTGCTGGAGAACGGTAGTGCTAACGGCTACAATGTGCATGTAACCAACCAAGCCATTTACACTACGGTTAAACGGGTTATCTTCGGCAACTTTAGTGATCTGTTGATCGGTCTTTGGTCTGGTCTGGATGTAATGGTTGACCCTTACACCCTTTCCAGCGCAGGCGGCATTCGGGTTGTATGCTTGCAGGACGCAGACATTGCAGTTCGGCATCCGCAGTCCTTTTGCGTATCGTCTAACTCCTAATGCTAACCACGAGTTCGGGGCTGAGTCGGAAGGCCAGCCCCAATGGAGTGACCATGAAAGTTGAAATGCTAAAAGGAACCGTTGTTAACGGGAAGCCCGTAGTTGCAGGGAAAACCGTTACAGTTGAGAGCGCACTGGGCGACAAGCTGATTCGCCAAGGTAGGGCAACAGCCGTATCGGTTAAAAAGGCGGTTAAGAAAGCGGTTAAGAAAGTTGTCAAGGGTAAATAATGTTCACTGAAGACCTTTCAGACTTTTTTGACTCGGACGAATTGGCGGTAACAGCCACCTATTCGGGGTCATCTTGGCAAGGCATCCTTGAGAACGAGTATTTTGAGGTTCCGGGCGAAGTGGGTGTTGAGTCCGCACAGCCGTTGTTTCTATGCGCTGTTGCAGACCTACCCAATGGGCTGAGGGGTGAGGTGATCGCAGTTGGTGGCGTTCAGTACACAGTTCGAGGAATGCGCCCTGATGGTACAGGAACCACAGTATTAGTTCTGGAGACTGTATGAGCCACGGACGCACAGATGTTAAGAGCGAGATAGAGGCTATCCTGACCGGGTTAAGCACAACCGGCGCAAGGGTCTATGTTGACCGTTTCTATCCACTTGCTGACGATGATTTCCCTTGTTTGGTGGTTAACGCCAACACAGAGGAGGTTGACTTAGAGCGTAGCACCTTGAACCGTATCTGGCGCAACTTACGGCTGGATGTTGTTGCTTACGGGCAACGGACAAGCGGACTTGTTGCTGTTCTGGAGACCATTAACAGCGAGGTTGATGCTGCATTGAGTGGCGCAACCTTAACCGGCATCCAGACTATATGGCCTGACAGTTGCGAATTGTCAACCGACCCAGACGGTGAGCAGCCGGTGGGGACGTTAACAATGACCTACAGGGTCGGCTACATAACCGAAAACAATGGTGACATAGTATGAGAGTAGAAGTAAGACGTGAAGATGGTTTTACGATGTTCGTTAAGCCTGAAATGGTCGCTGCCCTTGAAGAGCAGGGGTTTTATCAAGTTAATATTGAGCCGGAAGCCGAAGAGCCTGAAGGCGAAGAAATAGGAGAATAAATCATGTCCACATACGCTGGGAAAGATGGTGTGGTTAAGTTTGGTGGCACTGCGATTGGTGAAGTTACCAGTTGGAGCCTTGACTCAACCATTGAGACATTGGAAAGCACCGCAATGGGTAGCGATTACAGGGAGAAATCCCCTTCGTATATTTCATGGAGCGGTAGCTGTGAAGTATTTTATGACGATGCTGACACAGCGCAGGACGCAATCTGGACTTCGGTGACATCAGGCGCAGAGCTTGCGCTGTTGCTGTATCCACGGGGTGCTTCTGCTGGTGAGAGCATGGGCGGGCAAGTAATTGTTACTGGCATGAGCCAGACTGCATCCTTTGACGGGATGATAACACGGTCAATCTCATTCGAGGGATCGGGTTCTTTAACTTTTGCTGCTGTTTAATTGATGGGGGGGGAGACCCCCCCTTAACTTAGAGAGGGGAATATGTCAGTAACAGACAAGATCACGGCGCATTTTAATGAACTGGAGAGGGGTAGTATAGAAGTAGAAGAATGGGACATGACCATTTACTGGTCGGCTTATACGGTAGCAGAGCGCAATAAGCTGATGAAGTTCGCAGACCGGGACGGTGGCATGGGCTTGTTGGTCAGGGCTTTAATTATGAAAGCCGAAGACGAGCAAGGCGACAAAATATTCACACTTGAGGACAAAAAGGTTCTTATGAGCAAAGCCGACCCGGACGTTATCGGGAAAGTAGTTGAGGCGATGCTTGGGAAGGAGGCTTCGCTTGAAGATATGGAGTTGGACTGACCAAGAACCCTGAGCTTTATGCCCAGTTCGCATTAGCTGAAATGCTACACAAAACCCATAGCGAGATTGAGCGGATGACAACAGCAGAGCTACACTACTGGATGGCATACGCAAAACTTAAACAAGAGCGACAAAATGAATCGTAACGTCAACCTGAATGTCACCGCAAAGAACCACACCAAGGCCGCTTTTGGTGGTGTCGAGCGTGGGCTGAAGTCCATTAATCGAGTGTCACGGCTGACCAAGCTGTCGATTGCCGGTCTGACTGTTGGTGTTGCAGGGTTAAGTTATGGGTTCGTCCGGTTAGCGTCATCGTTCACCCAGTCGGCTGCGATGATCGAGAAGACCCGTGCGCTACTCACGGGCTTAGAAAAGAGTACGGTCAAGGCTGGCAAGTCGTTGGACTGGCTGCTTGATTTCGCAACCAAAGCACCATTCGAGTTAGATTCACTTACAGATACATTCGTTAAGCTAAAAACTTCTGGCCTTGACCCCACCCGTGGGTCTATGCAGGCACTTACAGATGCCGTAGCCGCCTATGGTGGCACTTCTGAAGATTTACGGCTCTCTTCTATTGCGATTATGCAGATGTCCTCTAAGGGCGTTATTTCAATGGAGGAGATGCGTAGGCAGTTGGGCGAGCGTATCCCGTCAGCTTTGAAGATTATGGCACGGGAGTTGAACCTTACCTATGAACAACTGGTGGCCAAGATTTCGTCAGGTGGCTTACTGGCAACCGAGGGGCTACCGGCTTTAATCCGAGGCTTTCAGCGAGACTTCAAAGGGGCAGCTAAACGGCTCATGCGTACATGGGACGGGCTTATCTCGCAGATAACCACACGCTGGATGAAGTTCCAGAACCTTGTGATGAACCAAGGCTTGTTCCAGTTTATGAAGTTCGGGCTGAAAAAAGCAATCGCAGATTGGGACAAGCTGGGCAAGAAAGGGCAAATGGAGATTGCGTTCAAGATAAGCGATACCGTGATGAGCCTTATCAACGCCAATATCAAAGTGGTAGAGAAGATATTACAGGCTGGGCCATCCGTAGTAACAGCCATGAAAGGCTTGGGGCA